TAAACATATTTTTACACCCAGAGGGTAACGATAGTGGCGATTTTGTACTGCAAGGAGCTTGTATTGTAACTGGAAACTCAACATCAGTAACTATGGACGATACGATTAGACAATCTATATCTGTTCAAGGAACTGGCGGAATAACTAGAACAACAGTATAATTTGACAATAATTAGTAAATAATTTAATAATTGCGTATGTCTGCAATCGACAAGATCAAGGATCATTACAACTCATTAAGTAAAGGCGAAAGCAAATACTTTGAGGAATGGGATTTAACTTTTTATAAAGAGCCTATCAATCTTGAAAAGAAAGGTCGGTTATTTAAAAAAATGGAGCTTGATCCAATTGAGGGTTTGGCATACGCACTTATAGAACTTGCACTTGATGAACAAGGCAAGAATTTATTTACACTTGAACATAAAATGGCATTGATGAAGAAAGCGGATCCCGATGTTTTATCAGAGGCGGCTACTTGGTTGATGCAAACACCTACAAAAAAAGACATTAAAAAAAAATAGATAACGACCACGACTACAATACGATAGTTCAGTTGGCTGATTATCTTAAATTACCTATACATAAAGTTATGGAGTTCTCAGTTGAGGAATTTATGACTTGGATAATATTTTTAGATGATAAAAGAAAACAAGAACAGCATCAGGCGAATGTTGCTCGAATGAAAGCCAAATCTAGGAGATAAATGACAAAAAAAGTTAATATAGATATAGTCGCAAGAGATAAGACCAAAAGAGCAGTTGAACAATCTAAAAAGGGTTTAGGCGGCATCAAAACAGCCGCATTAGCGGCAAGTGCGGCTTTAGCTTCAATTGGTGCTGGAAGGGTCATATCAAATTTAGTCAGAGTTGGTAAAGAAGTAGAAAGTTTACAAGTAAGATTTAAATTTTTATTTGGAACTGCTGAAGAGGGTACAAAAGCATTTGATAATTTAGCTGATTTTGCCGCAAAAGTTCCATTTAGTTTGGAAGAAATAGCGGCGGCTTCTGGAAATCTTGCTGTTGTATCAAAAGATGCAAATGATTTATCAAGAATACTAGAAATTACAGGAAATGTTGCGGCTGTAACTGGCTTAGATTTTTTAACTACAGCAAGTCAAATACAAAGAGCTTTTAGTGGTGGTATTGCCGCCGCAGATGTTTTTAGAGAAAAAGGTGTAAGAGCCTTACTTGGCTTTGAACAAGGTGCAAAAGTTTCAATTGAACAAACAGTTGAAAGATTTGAAGAAGTATTTTCAGGTCAAGGAAGGTTTGCTAATGCTACAGATGATTTAGCACAAACTCTTGAGGGAACTTTGTCGATGATAAACGACAAGTTCTTTAAATTTCAACAATCAGTAAACAAATCATTTTTTGAGGAACTAAAATTACAATTTGGTGATTTAAATGATGCACTTGAAAGAAATGAAGCAACCATTGAACGATTTGGTGAGAGCATTGGTGAGAATTTAGCACAAAGTTTATCAAATGCAGTAACAGTAATTAATTTTATTAATGAAAGTCTTGGATTATTAGCACGATCTCTTGATAAGGTTGGTGGAAACGATACATTTAATAAATTTTTTGCCATAGCTACAAGTCAGACAGAAATATTTGGTGCAATTGTTCAAGAAGTTATCAATGATTTGGGTGGTTTGGCTAATATATTTGCTGAAACAATACCGGTTCAACAACAATATCAAGATCAAATATTAAGAATTTCTGAAGGTTATGGACTTTTAAAAGAATCTACCGAAGAAGTCGATCAGGGAACTATAAATTTAAAAGACACATACGAAGATTTACTACAAAAACATACATTGTCAAAACCATATCAAGAGATGGGTTTAGCCATCAATGATGCGATATCAAGTATAGAAGCCCTTACATTTGCTCAACAAGAGGTTGAACAGGGTTTTATGGATCAAAAAAAGGCATCAGCAGAGGCTCACAGGGTTGAAAAGGAGGGTGTAAAATCAAGAAAAGAAGGACTAGAAGAAACTGGTAGAGCATTAAAAGCATTTGCCGCAGAGG